AACAGCGGCGCGGCCTGCACAGCAGGGCCAGCGACGCGGTTCCAGGTGACGTGATGCGTGGCGCCGGTCGGCAGGGTCAGCAACATTATCCGCCCCGCCGCTGCCGCCAGCGCCTCCAGTTCGCGCACCTTGGCCAGGGTGAACCAGGCACCGCCGTTGCTGCTGAGGGTGATCGGGCGCCCGTACAGCTTGACACCCTCCTGGATGATCAGCGCACCGCTCAGGCTGCGCTCCTGCTCCTGCTCGACCGGGTCCCATTCCCATTCATCTATCCACTGCAGCTGGTCGCCGCCCAGGTCGGGATCGTCCGCCAGGTCCACGCTATCCAGGGTCAACGCCATTACAAACTCCTCAGCCCGGCGCTTTCGAGAACGCCGAGCAGCTTGGTTTCGTCGACCTCACTGCGCACAGCCACGTCGACAGCTTGCCGGCCCGGCACCTCCAGGCGGATCACCTTGCCAGGTGCCTGGGCTTGCTGCGGCGCAGCACCTTGCGGCTGTTGCTGAGCATCGATGCGCTTCTGCTGCTCTTCGCGCTGGCGTTGTTGCGCCGTTTCGGACTCGATCTGCCGAAGCATGCCAAGGGCCCGCGCGGCGTTGGCCACCGCCTGGCTGTCGCCCTGGGCATTGGCCTCCGCCATCTGCGCCTCCAGCTCGCGGCGACGACTGGCGAACCGACGGCGCTCGATGTCATCGGTACGGCCTTGCAGGTTGTCCAGCTCGTCCTGCAGGCCCTCCAGCGTGGACCGCGTAGAGTTGGCCATCTGTTCCATGCGGTCCTTCGCGGCCTGAATCGCACCCTCCAGGGTGCGCAGGTCCGAGTCGTTGAGCAGGCCCATCGATTGCCGCGCCGCGCTGGCACGCTTAACGAACTGCTGCACCGTGATGCTGCCCTTCTCGTAACTCTCCATCAGGCTCTGCAGGCGCGCCTTCTGGCCGAGAAACTGGATCTGCAGTTGCTGGCTTTGCAGCTGCGTCTGCGTCATCCATTTGCCAATGGCGCTCATGCCGACCGTGTTTGCAGCGGCCTGCATATCCTCCATCGCAGTAGCAGCACGCCTCAGCGAGGCCGTTGTGGCGTCCAGGCTGCTGGTGTCCATCTCGATATTGGCAGTGCTCAGGCTGTTGAGCCGGTCGAACGCCTCCAGCGCCGCATCGCTCATAGCTGCTAGCGGCTCGCGTGCACGGGTCATCACGCCGCCGAAGAAGTCCTCCATGGCGCCCATGTCGCGCTGGGCTTCCTCGCTGCCACGCCGTCGATCCTGCATGGCCTGATCACCAGCGCGGCGCTCGGCTTCCATGCGTTTGCCACTCTCGCGGCGCAGCTCTTCGCTGGTGACAATGGCCTCGCGGTCGGACTTGTTCTTTTCGTCCTGGGCTTTTTTGCTGCCCTCCAGCGCCTGCTTGAGTTCCTTCTGGCGAGTGGTGAGCTTGGCCAGCTCGGCGTTGTATTCAGCAGCGCCGATCTGCCCGTCGTCATACAGGCGACGCAGGGCGGTGGTGATCGCGGTGACGTCGCGGTCGGTTTTGGCGTCGCTGATCGCGCGCTGTACGTCTGCCAAGTTTTCCAGGCTTTCGGCTGCGATACCGACAGCGGTGGACATGGTGGTGGCAGCGCCGCCCACGTCACGTAGCTTGGCCTGCAGCATGGCTGTGCCGGCAGCGAACTGCTGCTGGCTGAGGTCACCGCGCTGGTAGGCCTTGTACAGCTCATCTCCCAGCTGCCTGAGCTGGGCTGCGCCCTTTGCTGCATCGATCTGCGCCAGGGCGTTGTTCATATCAGTGACGCGCTGGACGATGTGCTCGAACTGGTCGTCGGCTTCCTTTTTGACGGCTTGGGTTTGTTCTGCGGCCTTGGTTTTTACGGTTTCGGTTGTGGTGGACCAGGCGGCGGCGATGTCTTTGCCGTCCTGTTCAACCTGGGCCAGGAAGCCTTCGGTCAGCCCATCGAGCACGCCACGGGCATCGGCAACAGCAGCACGAAGCTTTTCGCCGCCGAGCGCATTGGGCAGCGCATCGGCGACCTTGCCGATTACCCCGAGCACTTCACTCATTTTGTTGGTGACAAGTGCCGCGAAGCCTGACAGCCCGGCCGTCAAGCCGTTGAACAGCGTGCGGAACGGGGCGATGAAGAGTTTGACGCGGGTGGCGGCATCGTCGAGGTGCTGACCGAAGCTGCTGAGCCAGGCGGCGCTGTCGTCCGTCAGGCGCTTGAAATCGACCCCGGCCAGCTGCTGAATGAAACCCTCAACCCATTTCGCACCTTGGATGAATGCATCAGACAGGCCTTGAGCCAGGCGATCCAGGCGGCCATCGTTGGCCATAGCGTCCAGGTTGTTCGCCAGCTCCGCCAGCCTCCCCTTGATGTAGTCGAACGCACCGGAATTGGAGACTCTCCCCGCAAAGTCACCGTACTGATCGCCGATGGTCTTCAGCAACCCCCGGAAGGTGCCCATCCTTGCTGCCGCCGCCGCGCCACCATAGGCCTCGGTCAGCATGTCGATGATGACGGCCTGCGCCTCGGCCTTCTTGCCGGTCGCTTCCAGCTGCCGCAGCAGTCGCTTCTGGTCCGCCTCGAACTTGAAGCCCTGCCGGCCAAGCGTGGCAATAGCCTCGGACGGCGACTGCAACGCCCGCCCGACAATCTCCGCAGACTGCTCGACGCTGATGCCCAGGCGCTGCTGCTGGTCGATCACGATCTGCATCGCAGCCGGGAACTCGCTGGCGACGATATCGGTGTACGACAGCAGGCGGGTCTGCGCCGACAGGATTTCCTCAGTGCTGAGCATGGACGAGCGCTTCAGCTCGTCCGCCATATCCATCAGCTGCTGTGCCGTCAGCCCTGCCGCGTTGCCCGTCGAGACCAGCGCTGCCTCCAGCTGGGCCAGCGCTTGCTCATTGCTGCTGCCATCGGCGATCACGGCACGGATGCCGTCGCGCAACAGGTTCAGGCCGCCACGTACCAGGTTGAATGCAGCGTTGAGGGAAATGTAGGCGGCGGCGAAGGCCAGCACCTGTTTCGCGCCACGCGACATGGACTCGCGTGCAGCCTCGATACGTGAGCTGTGCTCAGCAGTGGCGCGGGCGGCGGCGTTTTGTTCGCGCTGTGCGGCCTTGAGCTGGGTGTTGTTGTCCGCCAGGGCCTTCTTGGCTTTGTCAGTATCTCCAGCCAGGCGCTGGTGTTCATCTCCCAGGTTCTCAGTGTCGATGCCGGCGGCCTTGGCTGCCTGCTGCTGGTCGCCCAGGCTAGTGCGCAGGGTGTCGAGCCCACGCTGCAACTTGCGCGCTTCGCGCTCGGCCTCTTTCAGCGACTGCTGCAGGCCTGCGCCGTCTGGTGTTTGGTTCAGCGCATCGCGCAGTTCGCGGATTTGCAGATCTGCCTGTACCAGGCTGCGCTCCGTCTGCTCGACGGCACGCTCGGTCTGCCGCAGCGCCTGGGCCAAGCCCTGAGCCTCTTTGGCCTTGTCCAACGCCTGCCCCAGTTGTTCGGCCTCCTGCCGCAGCGAATCGAGCGCCGCCTCGGACTTTTCAGCAGCCGGGGACAGCTCATCCTTGCCGCGCAGGACGAACTGGATCAGGCGGTCTTTGATGGACATCGATTTTCTCCGGGCGAAAAAAAACCCGCCGGGGCGGGTTTTTAGTTGAATTTGTGTTTACTGATATTGGGCTTTCAATTTCTGGAGCCTGGCTGCCTGGGTATCGGAAAGTCCTCTGGCATCGAACAGCACCTTGCTATCGGGGCCATCCAGTCTCACCACCTCTACAGTGAACAAGGCATCCTCCGGCGCGTCCACCTTTCCCCAATCACTGAACATATTCGGAGCAAGCACCCATTCTTGAGCCTCACTCGGCTCAAGACCGCCGGAGATGGTGTAGTTGAAGTCTTTGACGAGCCACGGAATTGAGCGACCAGGTGATGAAATGGTGCCTTTGAAGTACGCACGCGATATTGGGTGTTCCGTACCATTGCGCACGGCCAGCTCAATGATCGGCTCTTTGCGATAAGAGTACTCGCGATCACGCAAGAAAAAGCGGGATCGGCTTACCACAAACTTTGCCAACTGCGCCTTCGCTTCTTCAGCTTTCATCGCAAGCGCCTCAAGCTCAGCGATTTCCTTGAGAGCCTGCTCCTTCTCGCGGGCAGCTCGCTCGACCTTGATGGCAGCGGCCTTGGCAATTACCTCATCTACAGTTTTGCCATCAAGCTCGCTGAACATCTGCCCAGCTACGCCATCAGGTGTTTGCTCACCTTTCATTAGCGCGCCTAGATCCATCTTGCTGAAGGCAATGACTTGAAGCGCTTCCTTAAACTCAGACTGTTTGCCTGGTTCGAGCTTGGAAGAAACCTTTTCAACAGACTGCTGCAGGGCTTGCTCACTTGAGCCATCCAGTTTCGGCTCACCGCATCCGGTAAGAATTGCAGCAGAAGCACACATAATCCAGAGTCGAAGCTTCATGGTTTCCCTCCCACAGAGATTTCGAGGGAATCTACCATCACAACGCCAGCACCGAAACCCAGCGCTTGGCTGGGCTTCGGGTTTCACAGAGGCCTACGCCACGCTACGCCTGCGGCCAGCGTGTAGAGGTACGCCTGGTTCCGGAGCCGGAGCACGCTCACGCTTAGCCCACTACACGACTGACCGTCGTGTAGTGCTTCATACCAAAGCCCCGCTTGCGCGGGGCTTTTTGCTTCGGTCAAGCCGCCTTCTTCACCATGTGCATCTCGCAGAACTTGCTGATGTCGGTCGCTGTTACCAGCGGATCGGCCAGCAGTTCTGCGCTGGCCTCGAGCTTCAGGTATTCGGTGCCGAACACCGGCAGCTCGCTGACCAGGCCGAACTTGACGCGGCGAGGGCGCAGTGCCCAGGGCTCGCCGGATTGGGCGTCGTTGAGGCCCGCGATGTACAGCTCGAGTTCGACCTGGCTGCCGGCAAGCATGTGGATCACGCTGGTGGCCTGCTTGGTGTAGGTCGCCTTGATGCCTTCGTCAGTGATCAAGCCGCTGCCGATGACAATGATGCCGTGCGGCGTGAGCAGGTAGTCGGTACCGGCTGCCAGGGCCTCGTCGGCGGCAGTAACCAATGTAACCGGGGCGCTGAGGTCGGGCAGGTTCTTGAACGGTATCAGTTCGCCTTCGATGCCCTTGCACGTCAGCACTTCCGCAGTAACCTCACCGGCCAATACATCCTTGACCGAAGCGCGGGTGACGCGAGCGAGGTTTACCGCGGTGATGTCATACATGCCGATGGTGGCGGTGACGTCGGTGACCTGCTCGCGCACGTTGCGGTTACCACCGCCGCCCCGGAAGTTACGCAGCGTGGCGCGCTCGGTTTGGAACGCGAGGTTGAAGACATCGCAGTTGCCGATGTCGATCAGGGCATCATTGGACTGATAGGCGCGGGCATAGATGATGCCCTCACCCACGAAGGAGCGATCTTGCTGAGCCATGTGATGGCCTCCAGTTATTTGAATGTTTGCAGGTAGGTGATCTGTAGCGGCATGACGTGGCAGCCCCAGCGTCGCCCCTCGCCGGGTGGCATGGGGGTTTCGGCACTGGCGAAGGCCGCGGACTGGACGCCCTGCTGTGCGACCCCAGCCTTTTGCCCTGCCAGGGCGATCTTGATTCCCAGCCGAGCCGCACGAAGCACCGGGGCGAATTCGCGGCGGCGTGTGATAGCGGTGAGGTTGAGGGTGAGACGCTCGCGCACGCCGCCGGGACCGACGCGCTCAAGCTCCTCGGTCAGGCCTGGCTGGATGACGATGAAGTCATCCGGAAGGGTGTCATCCTCGCTATCGAGCACGCGTAGGACGCTATCCTCGAACACCAACTGGCCGAACGACTCGACGTCTGCCAGGCGCGCGATGATCTCCGCGACGATGGCGGATTGCATATCGATAGGCATATCAGGGCACCACGTAGAGAGTGAGCCAGTGGCCGTCGTCAACGGCGATGCCGTCGATGTGCCAGGTTTTACCATCGAGCCGGAACGCGCCCTTGCGGTCGAATGGCTGCAGCAGACCCTTGCGGACGGTGATGGTCACCGTTCGATCGAGCATGCCGCTGACGGTATCGAGCCGCTCGACATCGCGATCAAGGATGGCCTCAACCCCCTCAGCCAACACCATGCCAGCAGCGTTGAGGTAGTCGGCGAGGCCATCGTTGAGGCTGGCGGCGATGGCTGTATCCATCGCCTCCAGCGCTTTACCGAAGCCCGACATCGTCAGGCGGTCAGCTTGATCACTGCGCGCGGGCGCGTGCAGATGTGCAGCGGGTTGGACTGGGCTTCGCCCATTACGCCCTTGTCGAACGGCAGGCGCTCCAGCTTCGCGTAGTGCGGCACGCCCAGGGTGTTGACCGTCTCCATGTAGTTGGCCGGGGCGTAGACCGACTTGAACAGATCCTCGACGCCCTCCGGAACGAGGTATGCCTCGCTGTCGGCCACGAACGCCTTGTTGCCTACCTTGCCGCGATAGCGGACCCAGAGCACGCCACCGAAGGTGAACGCCTGGCGGCGGTCTCCCAGCAAGCTATCGGCCTGGGTCGACTGCATGTAGACCTCTTTGACCGATTTATCAGCTATCAACTTGGACCAGAACACTTTGCCGCAGAGTGCAATGGCGCCGACACCGGTTGCGGTACCAAGGGCATCGTCTTGCATATCCAATGCGGTGCCCGCCTTTTCGCTGACATCGGCGGTACCGAACTGCATGGCCAGCGTCTGCTGGGTAATGCCGAAGCGCTGGAAGAGGTTCACAAGCGGGGTGGTGCCGTCGGCGTCGACAATCAAGCCCTTGATGCCTCCGATGCGCTGGAACTCGTGGGTAAGCTCCAGCTGCTTGCGGGCTTTCTCGATGCGGGCATTGACCACATCCTGCACGCCCTGCAGCTCGGTACGCGAACCGTAAGCGCGAATGCCCTGGATCTCGTCGGCGGTGATGGTGAAGGTCTGCGGCAGGTGCACGGCGTTGAACGGGATCAGCTCACGCTTGCTGGCGATAACTACGTGGCCGGGCGCGCCGCGTGGCGCTGCCGGAACCAGCGCGAGAACGTCGCCGTCCTTCTCGATCTGCTGGGTGACGCTGAGGCTGCCCTCTTCGTTGTACAGGCCCATCGCGGCGATTTGGCCCGGTACGGGGTGCTCTTCGTTGATGGTTGCAACCAGGTTCGGGACGCTGAACGCCTCGTCTTCAAAAATGGAAATCTCGGCCATGGTGGGCTCCTAGAAATGAAAAACCCCGCAGCGGCGGGGTTCAGGGTTTCGGGTTGTCAGTTGCGTTTAGGGGCGGACCACGATGCCGAGGGCGAGCAGGTCGATTTCTCCGGCCGTGTCGAGGCCGGTGAGCAGGCGCCCGATCACTTCGGCGTCACGCACAATGCCCACGCTACGCTGGGCCTCGGTGGACGCGCCTACCGGAGCCCAAAGGATGGCCGTAACGGTTTCGCTACCATCAGCAGGGTCTGCGTCCGGGTCATAGGGTGCGTAGTGTCCGCTGGCAGTCAGCTTGCCCAGCAACTGGCCAGCGGGCAGGTCCACGGCGGTCGCTGCCAGCGTGATTTCCTCGCGGCTGCGAGTACCGTTGGCCTCCGAAAGGAGGAATTCGCCGGCGTGGACGCCTTCAGTTTTGATGCTCATTTATGCGCTCCTTTCGAGGCGTTGGGTTTACGGCTGGCGTAGATCGCGCCAGGGTCTGCTGCTTTGGTGGATGGGGCGGGTTGGTGATCCGGCGCCGGGGGCTTGTTGTCGATTTCCACCTGGCTGCTATTGGCCACGATTTTCTCGAACAACTGGGCCCGAGCCTGGTCAACGTCGACGCCCGCCTGGATGAGCGCTTCGGCCTCATCGGGCAGCTTGGCCAGTACGCACAGGTCCCGCACCGCCTTGGCGCGAACCAGATGCTCCTGAACCACAGCGCGGCTCTTGAGGCCGCTGGCCTTGATCAGGATCGAGGCGACATTACCGAGGCCAGCGGCAGCACATTCAGCGGTGAGCTGTGCTGCCAGGGCGGCGGGGTCTGGCTCGTCTTCCGGTGCTGGCTCAGGTTCAGGCGCCGGATCAGGCTCAGGTTCAGCGGGCGGATTGGACGGGAGCTGATCGGTTACCAACGCCAACGCCTCCGGCGGTGCGTTCTGGTAACGGTTCAGAACTTTGATGTTCCCGAGCGCGGCTTTGACCGTGACGCCTGTCAGCACCTCGTCGACAAAGCCCGCCGCTTTGGCTTCACCGGCGGTCATCCAGGTGGTGGCGGCGATCATCGCGCGAAGCTCTTCATCACTGATGTTCAGCGCACGGCGCTGGTAGCAGGTGATGATGAGCTCAAGGGTCTTGTCGAGCAGGTCTGCGTACGCCCGCAGCTCACTACTCTCAACCCCCGACAACCAGTCGATGTTCGGGTTGTGAATCATGAACAACCCGTTCTCGGCCATGGTGACGCGATGCGCACCACACACAGCCACGGTGCCGGCGCTATAACAGGCGCCGACCACTCGGCCTTCACAGCGCTCGCCCAGATCCTTGAGCGCGTTGTGAATGGCGATGCCATCCATCAAGTCACCACCGATGGTGGCGAAGCTGACGACGACTCGCGAGATACCGTCATCCAGCTCTTTCAGGTCCCGGACGAATTGCTCAGCAGTGATTCCCCAGTAACCGATTTCACCGTAGACCATGGCCTCAATCACTCGGTTACTGCCCTCACCCGCTGCGCGGACGCTGTACCAGTGTTCGCGCTGCTCCTCGTTGGGCCCGAGATTCTGGATGCGGGGAAAGGGCAGCGCGCGGCCGCCCTGCATGACCAGGGCAAGGCAGAGGCTCGCCCAGTATTTGCCTAGCGATTTCATTCGTCTTCCTCTCTTGGTGCCGGCAGATCCGGGGTGGTATTGCTGTCATAGGAAAGACCCAGGCGTGCGGCGCGCTCGTTGTCCTGGGCGTTTTCTTCGTCGATCTGTTCGGCGTCATAGCCAGTGCGCAAAACGTGTTCGCTGCGGCTGGCGAGCCCGCCCTTGATTTCCTTGAGCTTGCCGTCTACGTCCTGAACCGGATGAATGTACGGATGGCCCTGCGGTACCCAGCGGGTGCGCAAATAGTCGCGGCGCCGGCGGCTGTAATCGGGCAGCGTGATCGAACCCGCCAGCACCGCCGCGTCGAGCCAGGCGATGCGCACAGGGCGGCAGAGCTGGAAGACGTAAACGCCGAATTGCAGCTGCTCGATGCGTCGGCGAAAGTCGTTGAGCAACACCCGCAGCACGCGGTCGCTGATGTCGCCCATGTCGCCGGTCAACAGTTCGTAAGGCAGCCCGACACCGGCAGCAGCGGCCTGCAATTGCTGCCGCATGAAGTCGACATAGGTGCTACCGGCGTCTGGCGGATCGGAGAAGGTCACCTCCTCCCCTTCCATCAGTTCCTGCATGGAGCCAGGTTCGAGGCCTACGAGCGGCGCTCCGTCGCTGTCGGCCTTGATCGGCTGGCCAGTAATGGGATCGATAGCAGGCCGCACGCCTTCCGCTGCCTTGCGGGTGATAAAGCCGGCAAACAGGTTGGCCACCTCCTGCCGGAACAGCACTGCGTCGTCGTAGTTATCCAGCGACTTCAGGCGTAGCAGTACCGGTGCCAAACGCGGAACGCCACGCAGTTGGCCGCCTTCGGTGGCCTCGAAGATGTGCAACACCTGGTCGGCCGGGATTCGGTTCAGGGTGTTGAAGCCGATACCAGCGGTGAACGCGTCACCCGGGTGAGTGCTGTACATCCAGTACGCCACTCGCTGGCCCATGCCGTTGAACTCGATACCGGCGCGGACGATATTGCCGGCGCGCGTCTTGAAGTTCTTGTCGAGCGGCACGTACTCAGGCGCCAGCACCTGCAGCTGCAGTGGCACCGCGTAGCCGTCCTCCGGGCGGCGATAGCGTAGGCGCACGAAACATTCACCGGCCTCTTCGACCATCCGCGCGATGATGGCCTGCTGGCCGTAGAAGTCAGCGAGACCGTCGGCGTCGGATTCGTCCGTCCAGTCTTCCCACAGTTGCCGCAGGGCGGCTCGTACGGTGGCGTCCTGTATCGAGGCGCGAGGCGTGATACCTGTGCCGATGATGTTGCTGACCCGTTTGTCGATCGCGCTGTAGGCGTAGGGGTCGTTCTTTACAGCGGCGCGAGAGCGCTTGCGCAACGCCGGCAATGCTGGCAATGCGATGGCGTTCAGGGCGCCTTCTGGTGCATCCCAGCCCTGGGCACGGCGGCCTGTGCCGGCGCCCTCGTAGCTGTTGCGGATGCGCTTGGGTACCGCTCGGATACGTGTCATCAGATGCCCTTGCCTCGACTGTAAAGCCGCGTGACACGCGGACGGCCACGAGCAGCGGCTTGCTCGGCCGCGGCCTGCTTGGCGTATTGCTCTTCAAGCATTCGCAGACTTGCCAGCTGTGCGCGGTCAAGCTGGCGATCGCCTTTGCGCACGGACTGGCCGTTTTCGAGGATGTCCTTGATCGACGCCCGGACGTCTGCCAGGCGCTGTTGGGCTTCGCTCATGTGTGCCTCTCGGTGCGGTCAGCGCCGCGTCAGGTAGGTGCTGCTGGATCGACGCCGGCCGACCGGCTGAGGCGATAGCCTCGGTGGAGGGGCAACCGGCACAGCCACCGGCTTGTCGCCGGACTCGGCTGCTTCCGTTTCGTCCTCTACCGTTACCGCTGGAACGCGCTCGGCGAACAAGCTGCCTTGCGATACCGCTGCGCGCAGCCGGGACCATTCCGCTTCCTTGTGCCGGTGCAAGCCGAGGTAATGGGCCATGGCCAGGTTGTAAACCAGCAGGTCGAGGCCTTCGTTTCGGTCGGCCTTGCCCTTCACCCACTCGATTCGCTTGTGGCCTTTCACGTAGCGGGTGATCTTCCGCTCCGCTACGCATTGGTCGTAGAAGTCATCAGCCAGGTCGATGGAGAAGTGCAGCGCGCCCGGGCCGGCGAGCAGCGGGTAACGGTTGTAGATCCAGTCTTTGGCCGTGTCGGTGCCGATCATCCAGAGCTCGGCGCCCTGCTTCTCGGTTGTTCCTCTCCAGGTCACATCGACCTTGGAGGGCCGCTGCGCGATAACCGGGCGACCGGGCTTGCTCGCTCCCTTGATGGCGAACACGTTGCGCCACCGGCGTAGCCGGCAGAACTGGTAAACCTCATCGGTGTGGTGACCGCCGGAGTCAACTGCCGTCGCACAGATGGCCAACTCGACGCCTGAGCTGTGCCGATACCGCGTCTTCAGTCTTTCATCCAGCGCAGCCCAGGTACGCTCATCGGCCGGGTTGCCTTGGATCACCTGATGGTCAATCACCCAGCGCTCCATGCCTTCGCCCCATCCAATGACCAGCAGTTCGAGACGGTCACCCTGGGTATCGACTGCGGCGGTCAGGATCAGCGCGCCAGTGGGCACGCTACCGAGGCGATACTCTTCGGCCCGGGCCTTGAGCTCGCTGGCCTTGGTCATCTCCTGCGCCGAGTCCCAGACTTGAGCCAGACGGGTGTTGTAGAACACCTGCATCGGCTCGAGATCGCCACGCGCAGCAGCGAGCTGCGCCTTGGCGTACTGCTTGGCCAGGTCGCCCCAGGCGAGCCAGCCGGGCGGCATGTACAGCGCGCTCAGTGTGAAGCTGACCGTTTCACCGTCGCCTTCGGCATGAGCACGCCACTCTCCGTTGGCCAGCATCTGGCCTTTGTGGTGCTCCTCGATCAGCGCGCCGCAATCAGGGTTGCAGCACAGATAGCCGGCCCAGCTGAAGTCGTCGGCCCACTTGAGGTTCGTCCACTCCAGCACCTGGTGTTCGCCGCAGTGCGGGCACGGCACGTAGTAGTGACGCTGGTCGCCCTGCTGAAACAGATCCTCGATCCGGGAGACGCCCTTGATGGTCGGGGAGCTGGAGAAGTAGAACTTGGCGTTGCGGCCGAATGTCGTTCCCCGGGTTTCGGCCAGCTCGATCGGATCGCCTTCGTTGTCGACGTCGACATCCCAGCGGTCGACCTCGTCGCCGTAGATGAAGCGCGCCGACACTTCCGCGAGGTTGGCAGCAGAGCCAGCCGTGGTGGCGAACAGCGTGCCGCCTTCGAATTCCTTGGTGTCCAGTGTGTTGCGCGAATCCCGCGAGCGGGAGCCGGCAACGCGGTCACGCAGCACAGGCGTGGCCTTGATGGTTTTGTCCACTCGGCCGCTGACGCGCTTGGCCAGCCCCAGGCTGGGCAGCAGCATCAGGATGTTGGCCGGGGCCATGTGGATGCAGCCGCCAATCCAGTTGAGGGCGATCTGTGTCTTCATCATCTGCGAAGCGACTTTCGTCACCACCCGCTTGGCTGGGTGACTTGGCGACAGGCAGCGCATCGGCTCGCGCGCGTAGGGTGTGCGGTCGGTGCGGTACGGGCCGGGCTCCGCGGCGCCGGTATCACGCGGGATCCGCATGTACTCGTCGGCCCACTCATCAATCCAGAGCTCAGGGTCTGGCTGAAGGCCACGCAGGTACGCCGAGCGGTACTGCTCGGCACCGTCGGCGTATTGAAGATTCATAGCGTCAGTTCGGGTTCAGGGCCTGATCCAGATCGGCCTGACTCAGGCGGCTGGCGTCATCCAGCACGCGCCGCAGGTGGCCGATCAGCTGTCGTTCCAGTTCCCAGGGGTCGGTTATGGCCGCCAGCTCCGGGCCGATCTGCTTGGGCAGCCCCAGCAGCAGGTCCCGAAGTTGGCGGCCGGTGGCGAATGCAGCATTCTCGACAGCCAGACGCTCGACCAGATCGCCGCTGCTCTTGCGGGCTTCATTCTCGGCAAGCTGGGCGAGGAAGAATTCGCGCTGGGCACGGGCCTTCTGGAAGTCGTAACCGCCTGTCTGCGGCGGCACGGTGATAGGGGCGTCTGGCTCGATGTGCTCGGTTACACCTTTTTGCACTCGGTCGCGCTGGTGCCGCTCCGCTACGCCGGTTTTGCTGGGGTCAGCACTCTCCTGCAGCAGCTGTTCGGTGGCGGCGACATCGACCCGCCCGTCATCGGCAAGGACGAGTCGGCCTTGCTTGCCCAGCTTCGACACGTAGGGCCTGGACCAGCCTTTGCGCGCTGCGAATTCAGACTTGCTCAAGAGCTCCATGGCGGCACCTGTTAACCCACGACACCACAACGGTTAACCCTGTTAACCCTGTTAACTAACTTGCCGGGTCTCCAGCTAACGCGAGAACGCGGCTCGAATTACCCTTGACTCTTCCGCCACCCCAGGGGCCCCCGGCCCGTCCTGGCAAGTTCGCGCGGAGCACGTCACTAGGCCTGGCGCCCACGCCCCTGGCTGTACACGCGAGGCAGGTTGCCCGTCAGCGCATCAGCTATGGCCTTGTCGATGTTGGCTTCGAGCTGTGCATCGTTCTCCGCGGTGCGGCGCACCACGTCATGGAACTTGAAGAGCGTGCGGTACTGCGGCTGCCTGACGAACGCGAGCACCATGGCGAGGTTCTTGCCACGGCGCTCGGCGATGCCGATTGCCGTCCTGCCTCGCCGCATCACGAAGTACGCTTGCGCGTGCCCCTTACGCAGGGAGCGCCGACTATCGGTGGCGCTGTGATCCGAGCCATCGCGGCGCAACGCCTTCAAGCCCGACAGGATCTGCATCATGTGCCCACGCTGGATATTGCCGTAGGCGTCCAGGCGTGCACCTGCACCGGGGACGATGAAGCGCCCAGCCGGCAGGATGCCCGCCTCGCGCAGATACTTCTCGGAACGGCGAGTGATTCGCTCGCCGCCTTCAACCTGAGGCATCAGGTAGTCTTCGGCGCTGAACGGGTTCTTGCCGCCCGACTCATCCTTCACCCATATCGCCGCCTCAGGATCAGCCGACGGGCTTGCGTAAAGGATACGGGTGGAATTCAACGTCCAGGGCGTCGGGTCCTTGAATACCGATTGCATCTCGGCTCGAAGTGCCTGTCGCGCTTGATTGGCCGTGTGGTTCAGCGCATCGGCTAGCGCACGGGGCGCAAGCCCCTTACCGAGCCGGCTGAGTGCCGCCAGTGCATCATCCAGGTCGCGGGCGTGGATTGATCCGCGCACTACGCGCCACCTCGATTACTCGGCACATCACACAGCCCCGCCTTCTTAGCCAGCCACCGCGCATACAACCCACTGGCCAAGTCAGCACCCAGGCAAGCGACGATGCTGCCCAGCGCCGCCGACGTCAGCAGGCTGGAACCCCAAGCCGTGGCCAGCAGCACCGTCGCCAAGCCGAACACCGCCGAGGCGCCGAAGCGCAGCAGCACACGCTTGATCAGCTCGCCCACCGCCATGCCGGCAGCATCGGCTCGCCACATCTCGCCGGTCAGGCCGGCCAGGGCCACCAGGATCAGCAACCAGGTGGGAAGATCGGCCAGCGACTGCTGCACCTGCTGTTCGGTCGACATGCGCGGTTCTCCAGACGGCGTATAAAAAAGCCCGCATGGCGACGGGCAAAGGGCGATGGCGGCGCCATCAGCCAGAAAAGACAAAGCCCCGCACGATGGCGGGGCTTTGAGGGGTGACCGGCAGGGGGACCGGCCGTTGCCTGACACAGCAAGTAAGGCTCGTTTCGGTCATCGCCTTGGCGCTGCTCTGACCTGTTATGCGCTTTGTACCCCTCGAACCCGGAGGCGTAAACAGTGATTTAACGCCAATGGCTCGCCACGGGCTCTACACGGGGTCTGCACGGGCTCGCCACGGGACCACGGCGGATTTCTGAAAGCGATTTTTTACGCGACGTACCTCCCGCCGTGCACCCGCTGCATACGCGCCCGGCGCTCCAGCTCGGCCTGCACCAGCTCATGCAGCCGCTGGACCCGTGCGTCATACGTGCTCGTCGAGCCAATGCGCACCCGCCGCATCTGCTGCGCAACAGTCGGGATCGGGTCCGGCAGGTAGCGCACCATCGCCAGCTTCACCAGCTGCGTCTCCAGGCAATAAGGCGCCCGCCCCTTGTTGCCAGCCAGTCGCCAAGCCCTGGCCAACTTGCGGTCCTCACGCAGGCCGGCCTGCTTGATGCTGCCGATAGCCGCATCCACCTCCTCGGCCACACGGTCCACCGCGCCCGCCAACCCCATCGAGCCGCGGCCAGATGAAGGCACCATCCCGCCGTACTGCATCGCCACCGCCAGCGGTGTCGAACCGCCCTCGCCCGGGGCGCCCAGGCCACGCCGGCAACGCTCTCCCCAGTGCTGCATCAACGCTTCCACTACCTCGATCATGGCCTCACCTCCCCTGCAAAACGCAACCCAACACAAAAAGCCCAACCCAACACAAACCCAACACAGCCAAAAGCCTTATAAATCAATGCCTTCAAAGCACCTGTGTTGAGTGTGTTGGGTTTGTTGGGTTTTTCAGCCCTCGCATAGAGAAATTTCACGCCTTCAATCGAAGCGCCGCACAAAAACATTGCGCATGCGCGCGCGCGTGGCCAAACCCAACACACCCCGCACACCGCCCGCAAAGCCCCGCCATTCGCGGCCTCGGCCTGTGCTGGGTTACGAAAACCAACCCGACACAACCCAACACAACCCAACACACATTCACGCGCACTCATGCTGCAGCCGCCTTCAGGTGCTCCCACCTGTCCACGTCCCAGCCCGCCAACCGCGCCTTTCCACGCCACGCCGCCACGTGCTGGCCAAGCGCAGCGGCTGCCAGAGATGGGGGCAGGGAAGAGTCCGGGTCACTGGGAAAGAAAAACGCCCCGAAGCGCCGATTGGCGCCATCCGTCCAGGGGATCGAGCGCGTCTTCTCCACCTCCGCACTGATGAACAGACTGAACTTCGTCTGGCTCATCGCATGCTCGCGGTTGCTCTGGCACCACTCCAGAAACATCGCATACAGGTCCGTCGACAGGCACGCGCCCCACAGCCCCTGGCCAAGGTCGCCCGTCTGCCACTGATGCAGGAACGTCTGCCACCCCGCCCTGCTCAACGCCACCAGCCGCTGCCGCGCCTCGGTACGTGGCGGGCGCGTGCGCTGGTTGAACTCGCCTAGGTCCAGCGACAGCAACCAGCCATACAGCGCCGCCACCCCGTTGCCGGCCAACTCCGCACCTATGGCCTTCTGCCGCGCCTCCGGCAGCGTCTCCTGCGGCCAGATCACCAGCATCCGCCGATCGCTGTCGCTGATCGGCCACGGCAGAATCTCGTTCGACAAAAACACCGCATTCATATGGTTGGCTTCCTCCCAACCATTGATGAACTTGCTCTCCATCCGCACCGTCTTGCCGGTGATCAGATGCTTGATCTTGCCCACCTGGTTATAGCGCTGGTCCCGGCTCACAACCTCCTCGAACACAGCCCACAACTTGCGGCTCTGCCACGCGTTGAAGCTCGACTCCAGCTGCGTCTGCCCCACCGTCGCCGCGTAGATGCCGAACAACTGCCCGAACGCATCAGCGAACAACAGGCTCTTGCCCGAGCCTTCCATGATCGAGTGGGCCAGCACCGCCGTATCCATCTTCGCGCCCATGTGCTGCAACGGGTACGCCAGCCACTTCGTCAGCCAGTCGCGCGCCTCCTCATCGTGATTGCACAGGAACGAGATCAACCACCGTAGGTTCTCGCACGCCGCATCATCGCGAATCGGCTCCAGCGGCAACCCCTCGAACGTATTGATATAAACAGCCGGGTCCTTCGTCATCGCCGGATCGAACACAATGTGGTCCACATCCACCGTGCGCCGCTCTGCCGAGTTCAGCCACAACGCATAGGCATCGCCCAGCGCCATCTTCACCGCGCCCTCCGGAATGCGCCGTTTCTTCTCGCGGTCCCACACATCCTTCGTCCCATCGATGTACACATAACGCTCGATGGGCGTCATCCCCAGCGCCGTCGCCTTCTTGCCCGCCATGCGCCGCGCCTGCTCGATCTCCCGCACCGCATCGGCGCCGATCAGCTTCTTGCCAGCGTCATCCATCCAGGCCTTCGCCAGCGGCTTCGTCACCAGGGCCTCGAAGGCGGTCTTCTTCATCACCGTCTTCTTGTCCTGGTCCCAGACGTGCGTCGTACCCTCAACCAGCGCAAAGCGCCGCAGCACCTGCTCACTGGTCAGCCCCGCCCCCTGCCCCCCCGTGGTGGAGGAGCCCGCCGGCGGCGCTTCATCGTCTGATGGGGTCGGGGAAGGCTCATCAGCGGCCAAAGCCGCGTCCAGCTGCGCCACTACGGCCTCCAGCCCCTGGCTCACATGCAAGTCATTCCAGTCCCCGCCCTGCTCGCCCTCCGGCAACAGCGGGAAGGCCGGGATACCGCCCACCCGCCCCGCC